ATGCGCAACACCGCGATGAACATGGTCCACAAGCTTGCCGCGCGCGACGAGCGGGTGCTTTACATCGGCTCCGATCCCGGCGCCGGCACGCTGCGCGCGATGAGCAAGGAGTTTCCCAAGCGCCATCTGATCGAGGGCATTTCGGAAGCGCACATCATCGGCATGTCGGCCGGTCTGGCGATGGAAGGCTTCGTGCCCTACGTCAACACCATTGCGACCTTCCTCACCCGCCGCTGCTACGAGCAGGTGGCGGTCGACCTCTGCCTGCACAACCTGCCGGTGCGGCTGATCGCAAATGGCGGCGGGCTCGTCTACGCGCCGCTCGGTCCCACCCACCAGGCGATCGAGGACATCGCCATCATGCGGGCACTGCCGAACATGACGGTGATCTGCCCGTGCGACGCCGACGAGGCCGCGCGCATGATGGAGCAGACGCTGCACTGGAAGGGCCCGATCTACATCCGGCTCGGCAAGGGCGGTGACGCGATCGTCTCCAAGGCCGAGCACGGCTTCGAGATCGGCAAGGCCATCCTGATGCGCACGCCGGGCGACGTCCTCATGGTGACCACCGGCATAATGCTCCAGCGCGCCCTCGCGGCCGCCGACATGCTGGCCGCGCAAGGCATTCGTGCCGGCATCCTGCACATGCATACGGTGAAGCCGCTCGATACGGCGGCACTTCTGCAGGCGATCCGCGGCACCAAGCTGGTGGCGACGTTGGAGGAGCACGTGCCCTCCGGCGGCCTCGGCAGTGCCGTCGCAGAGGCGCTGATCGACAAGCTCGGCTCCGGCTTCCCCGCGATGCTGCGGCTGTCGCTGCCGGACCGATTCATGCACAATTACGGCTCGCAGGACTCGCTGCTGAAGAAGCACGGGCTCTCCGCCAACGCCATCGCGACCTCGGTCGAGCATGCGCTCGCGGCGTCGCGCACCTCTCCTCAACTTCATTCCATCTGACGGGCCACATGTACGACGTTCGATATTCCTATCTGCTCGAGCAATTCGCCGATCCCGCACCGATCCTGGCCGAAATCGGCCGCTTGGTCGCGACCGGTGATTTCACCCTTGGCAAGCCCGTCGCCGAATTCGAGAAGCGCTTTGCCGAGTTGATCGGCGTGCGTCACGCCATTGGCGTGGGATCAGGCACAGACGCGCTCAAGCTGCCGCTCAAGGCGCTCGGCATCGGCCATGGCGACGAGGTCATCACCGCCGCCAACACCTTCATCGCCACCGTCGGCGCGATCGCGGAAACCGGCGCCACCCCGGTGCTTGTCGACTGCGACGATTCCTTCTGCATAAACGTCGACCAGGTCGAGGCCGCGATCACTGAGAAGACCAAGGCCATCATGCCGGTCCAGCTGACCGGCGAGGTCACCGACATGGGCAAGCTGATGCCCATCGCGCAGCGCCACAACCTGCCTGTAGTCGAGGACGCCTGCCAGGGCATCTTGTCGGAGTTTGCGGGCAAGCGGTCCGGCACCCATGGCATCGCGGCCGGCTTCTCCCTGCATCCGCTCAAGAACCTCAACGTCTGGGGCGATGCCGGCGTCGTCGTCACCAATGACGACGGCATGAACGAGAAGCTCCGCCTGATCCGCAATCACGGCATGAAGAACCGCGACGAGATCGCGATCCTCGGCTGCAATTCGCGACTCGATTCCCTTCAGGCGGTGGTCGGCAACTGGCTGATCGGCCAGACCAGCGAGATCACGCGGCGCCGGATCGAGAATGCGGCCTACTACGATGCGGGTCTCGCCGGCCTGCCCGGCCTGCGCGTCCCGCCGCGGCGGCCCAACGTGAAGCACGTCTATCATCTCTACATGGTGTTCGCCGAGCGCCGCGACGAACTCTACAAGTACTGCCTGGACAACGGCATCGAGGCCAAGATCCACTATCCGATCCCGCTGTATCAGCAGGAAGGCCTCAAGCATCTCGGCTACGCCCCCGGCACCTTCCCGGTCACCGACCGCCACGCCAAGGAAGTCATCAGCTTCCCCGTCGACCAGCATCTGACGCGCGCCCAGCAGGACCGCGTCATCGAAACCGTTCGGAAATTCTGCCATGGACGCTGACACCGGCCGTCGGCGCATCGGTTACGTCAATCTTCCCGCGCAATTCGAGGAGGAGCGCGGCGAGATCATGCAGGCGGTCGAGGGCGTATTCCAGCGCGGCGACTTCATCGGCGGCGCGGCGGTCGGAAAGCTCGAGGAGGAACTGTCGGCCTATCTCGGCTCGCCGCATGTCGTGACGCTGAATTCCGGCACCGACGCGCTGATCCTCGCCATGCGGGCGCTCGACATCGGCCCCGGCGACGAAGTCATCACCCCTCCGAATTCGTTCGTGGCATCGACCGCCGCGATCATCGCGGTCGGCGCCACGCCGGTGTTTGCCGACGTGCTGCCGGACCAGAACGTCGATCCAGCCGCAGTCGAGGCCGCCATCACTCCGCGAACCAAGGCGATCATGCCGGTGCACCTGACCGGGCGCATGGCCGACATGACCCCGCTGATGGCGATCGCGGCCAAGCATGCCCTCGCCGTGATCGAGGACAGCGCCCAGGCGATCGGCTCGACCTATGACGGCCGGATGAGCGGCACCATCGGCACGTTCGGCTGCTTCTCCGCCCACCCCTTGAAGAATCTCAATGCCGCCGGCGATGCCGGTTTCCTCGCCACCGCCGACGGCGATCTCGCCGCCAGAATCCGCCGGCTGCGCAATCACGGCCTGATCAACCGCAGCGACGTCCAGGAATGGGGCATCGTGTCACGGCTCGACACGCTCCAGGCCGAGGTGCTGCGGATCCGCCTGCGCCACCTGCCGTCGGTGATCGAACGCCGGCGGCGCAACGCCGCGCAATACCGCGCCGAGCTCGCCGGCCTACCGCTGTTCATTCCGCCCTGCCGCAACATCGAGTTCAACACCTTCCACACCTTCGTCGTGCAGACCGACCGTCGCAACGACTTCCAGAAATATCTGGCCGAAAAGGGTATTGAGACCGCAATCCACTATCCGGTCCCAATCCACCTGCAGCCGGCGGCGGCGCATCTGGGTCATGGCCGCGGCGCTTTCCCAGTGACGGAACGGCAGGCAGACCAGATCCTCACCCTCCCCATCAACCAGTTCCTCTCGGCTTCCGACATCAGCTATATTTGCGCGACCGCCCGGGAGTATTTTGCATGACGGACACGGACTTCCTGCACGCCGACGAGCAGGCGCTGGCGCAGCGCTTCATCGACGACGGCTTCGTCACCACGCCGGCCGACGACCGCGCCGGGCTCGACCGGATCCAGCGCCGTGCCGCCGAGCTCGCGGCGGACTATCTGAAGCTGCCGCACAGCAACGATCCGTATGCGATGCTCGACACTATCCACACGCGCGTGAGCGTAGACGATCTCAACGGACTGCGGCTGCACGTCTTCAACGGCCTCAACGCCGAGCCCTGGTTCCGGCCGACCTACTTTCGTCTCGCGCGTTCGACGATCGAGACCATCGTCGGCAACGAGCTCTGCATGCAGCGCCGCGTCAATCTCAGCATCCAGCTCCCCGGCGACAGCTCGTCTCTGCTCGCCACCCATTCCGACGTCTGGTCCGGCGACTCGCCGTTCGAGGTCGTGGTGTGGGTGCCGCTGGTCGATGTCCATCGCACCAAATCGATGTATCTGCTGCCGCCGTCCGTCAACGGTGAGATGCAGGAGCGGATGGCCAGCCTGCGCAGTGCCGAAGAGCTGTACAAGACGATCAAGCCGCACGCGAGCTTCATCGAGATTCCCTACGGTCACGTCATGCTGTTCAACCAGACCCTGATGCACGGCAATCGCGTCAACGAGGAAGCCGGCACGCGCTGGAGCATGAACTGCCGCTTCAAGAGCATCATGTCGCCCTATGCGGACAAGCGCTTCGGCGAGTTCTTCGAGCCGATCCTGCTGCGCCCCGCGACACGGGTCGGCATGCAATACAAGCTGCCGGGAGGCTTCCATGGCTGAGCGAGCCGGTCATCGCGGCTATATCGGCGCCCGGCCGCTGAACGGCAGCCGCACCCCGCAGCACGTCCAGAACATCGTGATCCGCGACTATGCGCGGCGCAAGAACCTGCACTATCTGCTGAGCGCCGCCGAGCACACCATGCCGGGCAGCTACATGGTGCTCGAGGACATCCTGGACGAGCTGCCGCAGCTGCGCGGCCTGATTCTCTACAGCATCTTCATGCTGCCGCCCGACGAGGCACGACGGCGGCAGATTTACGACCGCGTGCTGCGCGAGGGCTGCGACCTCCATGCTGCGGTTGAGGAGATCACGCTGACGTCGCCGAAAGATATCCAGGCCGTCGAGGACATTCTGCTCGTCAGCAAGTTTGCAACCATCCTGTGATGATGCAGCGGATCGATTGATGGCCGAGATCAACCTGCTCCAGCCGATGCACGCATCGACCAAGCGGAACTACGTTCAGCGGGTCGTCGAGCACGACAAGGCTGAATCCGCCACCGTCGCGCGGCAATGGGGACGCGACTACTGGGACGGCGACCGGCGCTACGGCTACGGCGGCTATCGCTACGACGGACGGTGGCGCCCGCTGGCGGAGACTCTGATCGACCGCTACGGCATCAGGCCGGGCATGAGCGTGCTCGACGTTGGTTGCGGCAAGGGCTACCTGCTCTACGAGTTCACCCAACTCGTGCCCGACCTCAGGATCGCCGGCATCGACATCTCCGAGTACGGCATCGCCAACGCCAAGGAAGAGGTGCGGCCGTATTTAAGGGTCGGCAGCGCCGTCGAGGTCCCCTATCCCGATCACAGCTTCGATCTCGTCGTGTCGCTCGGCGTGCTGCACAATCTTCCGCTCGAGGACGTGTTCCGTGCGGTGCCCGAGATCGAACGCGTCGGACGCGGCACCTCGAAATATCTGATGGTCGAATCCTTCCGCAACGAGCGCGAGAAGGCGAACCTCCTCTACTGGCAGCTCACCTGCCTGAGCTTCCATGGTCCTGAAACATGGGCCTGGATCTACGACAAATGCGGGTACCGGGGCGACCATGGGTTCATCTTCTTCGAATGAAGCAGGCCTGCGCCGGCCGACCTCTTTGCGCGCGCAGAATCCGGAAGTGTACTATTCGGATGACCCCATCGTCACCGCGGACGACGCCACGATCGCGGAGCTGAAGCGCATCGCCGCCGGCAACCCGCGTCTGCGCAGCCGGCTGTGCACGCACCCCGACCCCTTGTCCGGCCTGCATGAGATGCTGATCGTGCATCACCGCGAAGCCTATGTGCGGCCGCACAAGCATTTCGGCAAGCCGGAGTCCTTTCATCTGATCGAGGGCACCGCGCGGATCGTCATCTTCGAGGACGACGGCCGAATTCGAGATGTGCTCGACATGGCGCCCTACGGCCAGGGCAAGCTGTGCTACTACCGGATGCCCGAGGAAGTGTTTCACTCGATCCTGATCACGTCGGAATGGCTGGTGTTTCATGAAACCACCTCCGGCCCGTTCGATCCCTCCCGCACGGCATTCCCCGACTGGGCGCCGGACGGCAGCGACGCAGCGGCGGTCCGAGGCTACCTGGCCGAAGTCGACGCTCTTGCGGCCGCGTATCAAGGCAGATCGCCCCTGGCGTAGACGGTCGCGATGAACATCCAGAACGAACGCGCGCCATCGGACGCCGTCTACCTGTGGGCCGCCGGAATTCTTGCCCTTGCTGCAAGCGCCCCGGCGCTGTTTGCCCGGCAGATATTCGGCGACGACTGGACGGTTTACTACATCTACTGGACTGAAGGCGCGGCGAGCGTCGCCCGCCTGATGTGGCAGGCCGCCCATGGCGGCTATGCGATCCCGATGGAGCTTTTCGTAGCACTCGGTTCGGATACGCCGAGCCTCGCCGCACGGATCACCGGGCTGACGTGCCATTTGCTGAGTGGCCTGCTGCTCTATCGGGCCTTGGGGCTGTCCGCCTATACCCGCCCCGTCGCGGCGCTGACCGCCGCACTCTTCCTGCTGACTCCGTTCTATGTCATCCGGCTGACTTTCAACGCGATCTACGATTTCTTTCTGGTCTTCTATCTCCTGTCGCTCGTGCTCATGGAGGCGCGATCGCAGGCGCTTCGATGGATCGCGCCGCTCTGTCTGTTCTTCTCGCTCTCGCTGGAGACCTTGATCGCGCTCGAGCCGTTGCGTTTGCTGGTTGCCTGGCGTGCGGGCGAACGGTGGACGGCATGGCTCGCGCGGCTCGTCCCATTCTGGCTGATGATCGTAGCGGTTGTCGTGCTGCGAGTGACGATCATGGGAAAAAGCGGCCATTACGCCGAGCAATATGCTCCGGTACACGATATCAATGTCGTCGCCGCCGCGTTCGTCACGCATCTGCGCGCATTTCCCCGCGCTCTGGCCTACGCCTTCGACTACGCTGCAGCGATGTTCGGCCGCGGAGTCTTTGCTGCGCTCATGCTGACGGTGATTGCCGTTTGCGCCCTCTTTGGCGAGCGCCTGTCGCGGACCAAATCTTCCTTCACCTCTGCAAGATCCCTTCTGCTGCTCCTGCTGGGGACCGTAATCACAGTGCTCGGCGCCGTTCCCTATGCGCTGGTCGGCATCTACGGGGATGTGACGCGCGGCGAGTCGAGGCTGCTGTTTCCCTCGCAGTTCGGCGTTCTGCTGCTCCTGGCGACAGCGATTCAGCTGGTTCCGAGCGCGCGGCTCAGGGCAGCGCTCGCGGGCTCGGTCATCGCCGTGTTCGCGTTGTCGATGGCCCACGATGCAAAATGGCTGCTATATGACGGCCTCGTCACCACGGATCTGACGCGCCAGGTGCGGGCGGCCCTGCTTGCCGACCCTGAGCCGAAGGTTGTCGAGATCAAGATCATCCCCGCCAGTTGGACTCTGCTCTTCAGACAGCGCTGTCTCGGCGCGGCCGATATGAACGCTGCGCAGATGATCCTGCGAGATGGGCAGCGCCAGCCGTCATTTGCCTATTCCGACAACTGCGGCGATTTCACCAATCCAGCTTTTGTGCCGGCGGGCCGCTGCCCGGTGTCTTACATCGACGACAGCCAGCCCTGCCCGGCGCGACGTGAAACGTGGCAGTATCAGGCCACACCGGGCATCCCGCCGCTTGATGAAATGGGCTTGCTCGAACTGCTGGCGTCGGAGCGCCGCACCGCTTCGTCCACAACAGGAGGCCGCGGCCAACTGACCCGGACTGCGGACGGTCGGCAGGTGCCGCTGCCGCGGAGCGAGTACCGTCCTCCCTGTAGCCGGGCTGGGGTACGGCCTCTGCTCTGGTTGCTGGCAATGCCCGCTCCGGCCTGCGAGTAGCGCCTTGGCGCCAGCCACAGCCCGAGCGAATCTCCCCGCGTTATTGCTTCAAATAGAGGTCAAGGTCTTTTCCGCTCTCCGCAAGGCGATACTGCTTGCTGAGAACATCCTTGATCCTCGCCTCCGCCCAAGCGTAGCCCAACGAGGAGCGGCGATCGATAAACAGCTTGTCCGCATTGGCCAGGCTCATATCGAGGTGATGCAGGTCAAAGACCGAGATGGACGGAACGAAGTAGTATTTGGGAGCCCGTTCCGCCTCCAGCAAGAATACCCAGTCAATTCGCGAGATAAGGGCCGCACGCTCATCTGGACCGACATGTTTCTTGATCAGGTCGAGATCCTGTTGGGGCGCGTAATACTCATCGCCTTTCCATTGCGTGAGTGGAAAGGGATGCACCGTATTCAGCGCGATGCTGGGGTAGCGCAGATACGACTGCATGCCGTGCGGAATCGTCGGCTGTTTCGGATCAAAGACGAAGCAGACGTAGATCGCCGTCAGTGCAAACGCAGCGGAGCATGCGGAGCGTCGCCCTGCGCTTCCCCAGTGAGGAACGACATATCTCTCGATGAACTGCCGAAGCCACCAGGCCGACACGATCAGATGGGGCAGCGAATTTTGATGCCAAACCGCGAGAAGCGAACGGTTCACCCATTTGAAGGTCAGGAAACATCCAATGATCGCGAGGAACAGGATGGCGGCGCGATCCGGTGAAGGACGCTCCGCACCCAGAATGAACGACCGGGACAAGACGGCGATCGTCGCAACCGCAAGGCCGGGAGCCAGCAGGTTGCTGATCAATCCCCAGTTCAGGCCCCAATCGATGAACTCGAGCCCCCACATCGCCTTTCCATACAGGAGGATCGGCTCAAAAAGATCGGCATGAAAGGCGAAGCCCAAGGCATTCCTGCCATAGGCTGCCGCGGAGATTCCGTAGAACGCAATCAGGGCCGATACCGTGACGATACCCGCGAGCCTGAACCGCCCGGGGATGCGGGCAAATACGACGAAGAAGGAGATCGCACCCGAAACAGTGATGGCGATTCCGGTTTCGAACATGATGCAAAGGGATGCCCCCATGACGACGCCGAGGAGACATGCCGACAGTGCATTGGGCCTTCTATAGAGCCGGACGAAAAGTCCGACAGCGATCATCAACAACGGAAATCGGATCGGCCAGGCCGACGGACCAAACAGCGAATTGCCCTCGGTCTGGAAGTTGAGAAAGAATGCCGTGACCGTAATCGCCGTGCCCCAGAAGACCGACTGGAACAGCCAGGAGATCAGCAGAAACGCGGAAATGTAGAACAGCGTCGTCACGGTGCAGATCGTCCAGACGTAGTTCTCCAGCGTATGTAGAAGCGATGGAGTGAGCAGATGGAAAAACAGCGGTCCTGTCAGCAGCGAGTAGTGTGACGTGTAGTCAGCGCCGAGGCTCAAGGATGGAATGAACCTATAGAGCGCCGGTCCGATCATATAGGACACGATGTGCTGCTCGGGTCCGATGCGCGCCGCCATCGAGGTGATGGAGTGCGGGAACATCAGTACCGTCAGGATCGCGGCAAACACCACCAAGAACAGCAGCCGTCGAATCGTCCACAGCGTCCAATTCTCATCCGCAAGCAGTTGTGGCGCTCGGTACGATCGGGTCGTCGGCAGGTAGTGCGGATGCAGCACCCCTGCCGCCAGGACGATCGTGGCAAGCAGTAGCGGCAGCCATGCGATATGTTGGCGAAGCGGCTGATAGCCGAGGTGCAGGAGCGGAATGCCGATTGCGATGCAAGCCAGGCTGATCGCCAGCCGGGACTGCCGCCTGAAATAGCCGAGCCAGATGGCGGCTAGGACAGGCCCGATCACGATCCAGCCGGTCAGCAGGTACTTTTCGAAGAACTTGATCTTGATTCGATCCGGCTCCAGCTCGAGAGACGTCACCAGCGACTTGTCGATGGCGTTGAAGTACCTGACGCCCAGCGGATCGGAGAGGGACATTGGCCACGAGAACAGCGCGAGGAAAAATAGTGCAAAAGCCATCGCCACGACCAGATCGTTCAGTTCGTTGTCGTGCTGCCGTCCTAGCTTCATGGAAACCTCGTGGGTGACATGACCCAACTAGTGCTGTGGGGAGGTCGAGACTGCGTCTGGTTACTCAGGGTGGTCGGAAGGAACGGCGAAGCCCTGCGCCGCTGCTTTGACAGACGAAAGACATGGCAGGCGCCTCGCTTGTCAAACCAAATGTTCATCGCTGGTCCACGGGAAAGCAACTTGAGTACATCTGCACGAGCGGTCGCATCGCGCGGCGCTAATGCGCGACCGGCAAGAATCGCTGCCTATCGGAAATCTGCTGGGGCAGCCTGGCGACTGGGCTGCGGCGGCACTGCGTCCTGATATACGGATTGTCTAGGAGTTACAATCGTTTGAGCGCAGCGTTCGTGGCGCTTTGCCCAGTAGATGCGTATCGGGCCGAAGCCGCCTTCGCAACGGCTTCTTAACGCTTGCAAGACGTCTGCCCGGCTGGTAGTTGCTGCCTTTCCGGCACCTTCAGCTGGTGTGCCTGTCCGATCGGGGCATGGGGCTTGAGATGCTTCGTTACCAGCCGCATCAACTCCATCGAAAGTCATCGTGTCTGAACCCGTGAGCAAGAACTGCCGGCTTTGCCATGCCAACGACCTGCGACCGGTCATCGATCTCGGCCTGATGCCGATCGCGCATCGTCTGCTGCACAGCAGGGACGAGCGCGAGGAACGATTTCCATTCGAGGTGCTGGCCTGCGGTGCGTGTGGCCTTCCGCAGATCGTCGAGCCGATCGATCCCGATATTCTCTATCGCCAGTTCAACTACAATTTCAGCAGTTGGAAGCCAGAGCCGCATCAGCCCGATGAGCTCGACACCATCGCGCAGTTCACGAGACATCATTCGGTTTTCGAGATCGGCTGCAACGATGGCCTGTTCATGGACAAGCTTCGCGAACGCGGCGCGAAGGTTCTGTTTGGCGTGGAGCCCAACCCGGTCTCCGGCAAGATCGCCAGCGAGCGCGGCATCACCGTGTATTCCGAGATGATCAGTCCGGCCCTGTGCCGCGACGCCGTGGCAAAAGCCGGCAAATTCGATCTCGTCATTGCGCGGCAGGTGCTAGAGCACATCGTCGATTTCGAGAACTTCTTCGAGTGCGTCAAGCTCGCTCTGAAAGAGGATGGTCTGCTGTTCATCGACGTTCCGGACTTCGCGCCGGGATCGTCGGTCGGAGATCTCTCGGTGCTCTGGGAGGAGCATGTCAGCTACTTCACGGAAGCCACCTTGCTCGCCCTGCTGGCGCGCCACGGCTTCGAAACCGTCTCGATGAAGAAGTACAATTTCAGCGGCGGCACCCTCGCGGTTGCCGCGCGCCGCAAGCAAGGCGAGATCGCCGCGCCGACACCGTCGCCTGGGGTTGGCGAGAAGTTCGCGCAGCTCGCCCGCGAATACGGAGCACGCCTTCGGCCCGCCCTCGCAAAGTTTCGGGCACGCGGCACTCAGGTCGCGATCTACGGAGCCGGCTGCCGCGCCTGCACCTTCACCAATGCCCACGAATTGGCAGACCTGATCGACCTCTCGGTCGACGACCAAACTGAGCGTCAAGGGCTCTTTCTGCCGGGAACCCGTATTCCGATCCGGTCGCCTGAGGAGTTGCGGGACCGCACTGAGCCGCTGATCTGCCTGCTCGCGGTCAACCAGGAGAACGAGACCAAGGTCAGCACCCGCCTCCGCGAAGCGCTGAAGCGTCCGCTGAATATCGTTTCGGTCTTTGCTCCATCCGACATCTGGCGTGAGCTGGATCGGCTCGAGGCCGCAGCAGCAGGCTAGGCGTAATGGCTGACGCGAAGCTGTTTCAATACTACCAGCGCCAGAGCATTCTGCCGACGTTCGGCAACTTCAAGTCTGCGGCTGAACTGAACGCTTATGCCGCCCAACGGCGTGCGCTGTTCCTGGACAAGCTGTCGTTGCCTCCCCGGTTGTTTCGCGATGCCGAGGTGCTCGAGTTCGGCCCCGACTCCGGCGAGAACGCGATGGTGTTTGCCGGCTGGGGCGCGAAGATGACGTTGGCGGAGCCCAACCAGCAGGCGCATGAGAAGATACGCGCCTACTTCGATCACTTTGGACTGTCGGATCAGCTTCGCGAACTCGTTCTGGCCGATGTCGAGGGATTTCGCGGTCAGCGCCGCTTCGATCTCGTGGATGCGGAAGGTTTCATCTATACCGTACAGCCGACCGAGACCTGGCTGCGCATCGTCCACGACCTGCTCAATCCCGACGGTTACGCCGTAGTCTCCTACTATGAACGCTATGGCGGGTTTTTCGAGCTCGCGCTCAAGGCGATCCATGCGGCCGCCAAGGCGTTGACCGGCCTTCCTCCGGAGGACAGCGCAAAGCGTCTGTTCGACGCGAAATGGAACAGCATTCCCCATACCCGCCGGTTCGAATCCTGGTTGATGGACGTCCTCGAGAATCCGTTCGTCCGTTACCGCTATTTTATCGACGCTGCGACGCTGCGCACCTCCGCCAATGCGCTCGGTTTCGACGTCCACGCGGCGTGGCCCTCTTATGACGACACGCTGGCGGTCTACTGGCACAAGAAGATATTGTCCGATGATGAGAAGCTGCGCCGCGCAGAGCAGCATCTTCGTCGCAGCCGTCTCAGCTTTCTCGGCGGACAGAAGCTGTATTTGGTCGGACCGATCGAGGCTGTCGATACGATCTGTGCCACGATCGAGCGGCTGGCCGTTGAGATCGACCGATTGATCGACGATCCGCTTGGCGAAGGTCTGGCGAGAATCATATCCGATCTGGACGCGCTCCGCAGCGCTATCAGGACCACAGACGTCCTGGCTGACGACATCGCCGACGTCGCCTCGTTCCAGGCGACGCTCGATAGCTTCTTGCGGATATTCGAGGCGATCGGACGTCGGGACAGCGACGGCCTGGCCGCTCTCACCCGGTCGGACGAACCTTTCATCAAGATGTGGGGGCAGCCGGCGCATTTCCTGGTCATGCGCAAGCGCCTCGGGCCGTCACAGGATGTGTAGAAATTGACGCCGGGGATTGGCATCATCGGCATGGGCATGGTGGGCCAAATGTGCCACCTCGCCAATTTCATTTCCAATCCCGCCTGCCAGGTGGTTGCCGTCGCCGACCTGCGACCTGATTTGGCCGCGGCCGCCGCCGCAAAGTTCGCGGTTTCGCGCGTCTATCGTACGCACCGGGAATTGCTCGACGACGATGCCGTGTCCGCCGTCGTCGTGGTGACGAGGCGACGCGCCACTGGTCCCATCGTCCTCGACGCGCTCAACAGCGGTCGCCATGTGCTCTCGGAAAAGCCGATGGCATATACGACCGCTCAAGCCGCGGCCCTCGTTGAGGCCGCCCGAAAGCACGACCTGATCTACAGCGTCGGCTACATGAAGCGTCATGACGCCGGCGTTGCGCGGGCGCGTTCGCTGCTGGCGCGGCTTCGGGCGGATGGATCGCTCGGACTCATCATCGGAGCTCGCGCATGGTGTCTCGGTGGCCTCACCGGTGCCTCGGCCGACAACTTTGTCATGACCACGGAAACCCGTCCTGAGGGGCTTGAGCTTTGGCCGGATGGGCCCGACTGGATGCCGGCGGCGATGCGGCCGCGCTATGATACGTTTTTGAACGTGTTCAGCCACATCATCAATCTCGCGCGCCATGTGCTGGGCAGTTCCCCCACATTGCACGCGATGCCGACGGCAACCGCGCCGGAAACCGGCATGGCGCTCGACTTCGCCGGCATTCCGTGCGTCTTCGAGTTCGCCAACAAGGTCTCCGGTCCATGGCGGGAGGGACTGGCGGTTGAGTTCGAGCGTGGCGCCGTAACAATCGAATTGCCGGCGCCCTTTGCCGAAGAGGAGGCCTTGGTCACCCTCGATCAGGACGGTCAACGCTCGCAAATGGCACGTGGACGAAGCTGGGCATTTCGCCGGCAAGCCGAAGCATTCGTCTCGGACCTGATCGGACATACATCACCGTCTGCCTCCGGCGAGGACTCATCCATCGATATCGCGCTGGCCGAGGCGCACTGGAAACGCGGTCTTTAGCATGAATATCGTACCGGGCCCGGCGCAAGCCGTCGCGATATGCCTCAGTGCTGCACTTCCATTGTTGTTGCTCGCCGTGGCCCGTGCCACGAGCGTACGCGGCGCCGGTCGGACCTTTCGGATCGGCGTGAGCCTCGCAACAGCCTTGTTTGTCCTCGCCAGCCTAGTCCTTCCCGGTGAGCGGCACTTCGATGATGTCCTCGCCGGCGCCCTCCTGCTGGCCACGGGCATCTTGCTTTCCTACGTATTCTGGAGCCTGCTCGCCTGGGGCTTTACCCTGACCTTGCTGACGTCGCTGGTTCAGGCCGGCCGCCCAATGACGTCGGACGAATGGGCTACCGCTTATATGCGGGGCGGCAATCTCGGCACGTTCGCCCGTAATCGGCTGAAGCTGCTGCTCGGCTCCGGAATGGTTGCTTCAAGCGACGGCAAGCTCGTGGCGACAGCCAAAGGCACGATGGTCGCCGGCATCGTCAGACTCATTCGTTTCGTCACGGGACTCGGACACGCGCCATGATGTCGTTTGTCTGGGGAGCCATCGGGATCATCGTGTTCATCGTCGTTGCGCCCGCCATGCAATGGATGGCGCGACGCGCGGCACGGCCGTTGTCGCCCACGATCGTCCTGGCGATCGCCGCCGTCCTCTCACATGTCACCAGCATAATCCTCGGCGCCATGACGGTCCCGCAATTTCAGTATTGGAACGCCGCTTCGATCTTCAGCTTCGGCGTGATGAGCTACGTCTTTGCCTTCGGCGCCGTCTACAAGTCGGTTTCGCTTGAGATCCTGCTCGATATAGCCGAGCGACCCGGGCGCGAATCGTCCCTCGTGGAGGTGGTGGAGCATCGGATTCCGGATGTGTTCCTTGGCAGGACCAAGATACTGGTCGAGTCCGGCCTTGCCGAGTACATCGGCCCGACCTTTGCCCCCACTGCGGCGGGCCGGAAATTGGCCGGCAGGATCACGCGACTCCGCCGCCTTTTCGCCATTGGCGATACCGGTCTGTATGATTTTTCGGACTAGTTGCGCAGAACACACACATCGCCGGTTTCGTACCGGGTCGTGTTGTTCGCTCGGCTCTGATGACCTAAAGTTTCGCTAGAGTTCCAGTTGTACAGGGTAGCCAGCACCGGCGACATTGCAATGACACCTTCCAGGGCGGCAAGAAAGCTTACGATCGTCATCCCTGCACTGAACGAGCAGGACAAGATCGCCGACACCATCGACGGCGTGCTGCCGCTCGCCCGCGAGCTGCTCGACGATTTCGAGATCTTTCTGATTGACGACGGCAGCACCGACGCCACCGGTGCGATCATGGACGAGTTCGCGGCCGGCGAGCCGCGCATCATCGTGCATCACAACGCCGTGCGGCGGGGCGTCGGCGCCGGCTTCGAATATGCGCTGTCGCGCGCGAAATTCGATGCCATCACGCTGATTCCCGGCGATCACGCCTTCCAGAACGAGGGTATTGCCCGGATGTTCAAGGCGGCGGGCGCCGCGGACATCGTCATCACCTATCGCGACAACCAGTCCGACCGCTCCGTCAACCGCTCCATCCAGTCGCATTCGCTGCGGTTCATCCTGAACTGCTTGTTCGGCTTCTGGCTCTCCGACTACCACAGCATGATCGTCTACCCCGTGAAATGGCTGCGCCAGATCGCGGTCAAGGCCGACGGCTACGGCTATCAGATCTGTGCGCTGATCTCCCTGCTCCAGCTCGGCCTCACCCACGTCCAGGTCCCCGTGAGCCTGAATGCGGAGCTGAAGGGATCGTCCCGCGCGCTGCGGCTGCGCACCTATTTCGAGCTTGGCGGGACCATCGTCTCGCTGCTCCGCCGCGTTCCCATCCGGAACGTCGATCTCAGCCAGATTCCCGCCGACGCGGAGCAGAGCCCGGCGCGCTAAACGGCGCTCCGCGGATCTCAGCGTAGGGTATCCGGCGTTCGGGCTCGCCTTTTGGCGGTTGGTACGGGACGCCTTGTCCCTATCCCGCCAGCGTCCAATCTAAGTGATTGATTTTACTGGCAGGAGTGGCAGGGCTCGAACCTGCGACCCCCGGTTTTGGAGTTCGTGAATTAACGTCCTCTCCCGTCACGGTCTCTCCCTACAGGTATTGAACCATCAGCGCAAAATGATCGAGGCGGGATACAGCATCCCGCCTCGTCACACATCATACCGAGCAGTTGGGTAGCAAAATGGTAGCAGCGGCCTACGCGAAGCTTTCCCGCAGCGATTCCGCCGCCTCTCCGCCGACAAGGTCGATCAGCAACCGACGCGCTTTGAGCACATGCCAATCCGCCTCTTCATCCCTGTCCTGCCATTCGGCGCCCAAAACGCAGACGAGCAACACAAGCGCCTTCGCCTTCCGCCCCGCCTCCGTCTTCGCTGGAAGGGCCCACATGCGATCGATAAGGCCGGCCATGCGGTCCCAGTGGCCGTCTCGCAGCTCTTCGAGCCGAACGCACTCTCTTCCCTCTGGAGTGGCGGCGACCACGTCCCAGGCCTCTTGTTCGGAGAGGATTTGCCCGTCTTTTTCCTGGCGGAGCCGTCTGAACTCGGCCCACCAGTGCTCATCTAGGCCCAGCTGATAGATCTCCTCGTTTTTGGCATGGCCAGCCCAATAGGCTTCGAAGACCTGCTCCTCGAGCTGCAGCAGCGCGCTGTCGTCGTCGGGCGAGGCGAGTGCGGTTGCGGGAATGGCCGCCGCGGCGCCTGCCGTAGCCGCCGCCAGCCATGTTGCGAATTGCCTGCGCGTGGTAGTTTTCGAAGTAGCCTGCATATGGATCACTCCCGTTTGTAGGTTAGGCCCGGTGTGGGAGATCTCACCTTCCCGCCGGGCCGCTATCCGCTATATGGACAACTGGCACAAGTTGTGCCATAAGTTGGCATATGTCAACCAACTTGTGCAGGATGGTCCATGCCGGTAGAAGCTGACCCGATGGCCGATGATAAGAAAGACCAGCGCATTCCAGTCATGATGTCGGCTGACGAAGTCAGCGCGATCGACGAGTGGCGCCGACGTCACCCTGATTTGCCATCCCGCTCAGAAGCAATCCGCCGGCTTGTAGAATTGGGGTTGAAGGCGAAGAGCAAATGAACGTCCGGTCAGTGCCGCGGGAACGCGGCGCTAGGAACGGTATAGCCGGAATCGCTGGCATAGCGCGCAACGCCCTTGGTGATGCGCAGCTCGTCAAGCCAGCCATTCATCCACCACGAACCGTCCACGGCGTCGGAGCCGAGCGATAGGTTATAGGTCGAGTTGAAGATGGTGCGCGCCGTGGTCGATGATGCCTTCATGACGCCATCGATATACAGGCGATATTTGGAGCCGTCGTAGTCGACGCAAACGTGATACCACGTCGCCGTGCTCGGCGACCAAGCGAAGGTCAGATCGGTGAGCTGGGTCGAGCCGTCTGTGGTAACGATCCACTCAAGCGCGCCGGAGTTGAGCCGCAACGCCCAAGCCTTGCTGGTGCCGGGGTTCACCCATTGACAGACCAGCAACTGCGTGCCGGTGGCTACATTGAAGCGCACGAAGGTCTCGACGGTAAACGCGCCGCTGCCGAAATCCCAATCTGCCGAGTCGGTCCATTTGATGTAGCCGTTGTTAAACTTGATTGACGATGATCCGAATTTGAATTGAGCCGTGTCGATGACGGCGGTGCTGCCGCCTGAAAACGTCGCGGTGCCGTGCGCGGCCGAGCTTTCGTCGGTCATGCCGGGCGAGCCAGTCGAGCCGTTGGTGCCTTCAAAGCCGAGCAGCAGCTTGACGCTCGTCCAGTTGGGATCGCTCGAGCTCCCAGAGCTTGTGCCGTAGAATCCGCCTGCGCCTGTCAAAAGCATATCATTTTTTCCTCAGAAGATGAGCATCATGCCATCTTCGTCCGTCGAGGCCGAAGACGTTGAACTGGAGTCGGTGTCGGAACGTGGGAAGGCCGCGGTCGGCGGCGTAAAGCCGGAGTCGCTGGAATAGAAGCTATAGCCCTTGGTGATGCGAACCTCATCCACCCAGCCGTTGAGCGGCCGCGTATAGATGCCGTCGTTACCGACCGAGACCGGATTGAGATGGCTGCCGCACGCGGTGGAAGTCGGTGTCTGGCTGCCGACCATCACGCCATTGAGGAACAGGCGAACCTTTGTCCCATCAGACGATACCGCGACGTGATACCAGCTGCCGGTCGAGAATATGCTGGTAGCCGTGTCAATCAAGACGGTGTTGCTGAATCCGTTATAGACGAAGAATTCCAGTTTTTGGGACCCTTGCGTGTAAAGCAGCCAGCTGTTGGTGCTGCCAAACCCGACGCCGGTATAGTTGCTAAGGATGGCCTGCTGCGTAGCCGTCGAGTTGAACCGCACCCAACATTCAATGGTCCAGGTCGTGCCAAGATCCCACTCCGACGCCAACGGCCAATACAAAGCATCGCCAGAGCCATCGAACAGGCCGGAGCTGGCTCCATACTTGAATTGACTTGTGTCAATCTGCGCATCGCCGCGAACATTGGCGGCGCCATGATGATATGACGAGAGATCGACAACCGTTGTTGTTCCGTCGGCGCCATCCTCAAAGCCCGTCAGCAGCACAACCTTGCTGAACGTCCCGCCGCTGCCTGGACCGCCACCCCCGCCGAACCGGCCGCCGTCGCCATCGACGTCAACACCTACGGAGGTTAGCAGCGCCAGCGCCTTAATCTTGCCGCTGCGGGTTTTGGAGTGGACTTGTTCCTCGACAATCATTGCAAGAGCTCCTCGTCGATTTCATCAACGATGCCCAGCTCGAGTGCCTCGATTGCGGACCACTGGCAAGCCTCGGCCATCCAACGCCGCGCCGTCTCTTCTGAAGCACTCACTCGCGCCATCAACAGCGCCGCCATCTCGTCGTCGGCGTCGTTTAATGCGTCGTTCATCCGCCGCAGCGCATCAACGCTCAAGGCCTTCATTTTCTCAAACTGCTCCGGGGTGACGATGCGTCGCGCTCGGTGAATCCAAACGTGTGCGCAAGGCGCAATCATCCGCCGATCGGCCGCTAGCGCAATGAGCGCTGCGCCGCTGTAGCACTTCCCCGGTATTCGCGCCGTGACGCGAAACGGATGCGCAAGCAATGCCCTCGTTATCGCGAGCGCGCTTCTCGTTTCGCCGCCCGCGCAATCGATCTCGCAACAGATGCTGCGATTGCCTGCCTCGCGAATCGCGGACAGATAGGTGGCGGTGTCCCGCTGGGGAATCCTGCCTAGTGCTAGATCGATCCCGTTCGGCACGGCAGAGTGAAACCGCAGCACCAGCGGCGGTTCTGCGCCTTCTGACCGACAAGAAGGATTCGGCCAAACTGGCAACGCCTTTGGTTTGGTGCGCGGATCTGCTTCAAGCATGAAAATGGTTTCATCGCTCATGCCTAGAGTCCTGCCTTTGCTCTAAGGTGCCGCAGATCGTCGATGATCGCGCCGTAATCGGTCATAGGCATCTTCGCCGCCCAGTCGCGATCGCGTAACTGCCGTTCCTCCGCCGCCGCCTTGGCCGTAGCTTTCCGCTCCGCTACGGCAGCCGCCCGATGGCGGCCATGCGTGACGGCGTTCTGGTTTGCGGGCTGGCCGCCCCGTTTGCGGCGAGATGTTGCGGTTAGCATTCGTTTTGACCCCCATTTCGGAAATCTGCGCAATCACGCGCGTTTGTGCCCCAGCGATTTCCGCCCCTAAGCTTTGAACTTTTTGGCACGCCCCCTAAGATGTTGGTGTGCCTTGCGTTTTGCGCCTCCGTCGGCCACCCGTCGTCATCCACCCGCGAAATTGGATTGCGGTAGCCGAACTGCTCTGCGGTCCTGACACGATGGCAATCGTGGCAGAGACATCGAATGTTGTGGTCATCATCGGTGCCGCCCTTAGCCAACGGAACGATGTGGTCAGGCACAGTTGCTATCGTGTCCCTGCCAGCCTGGGCACAGTCACGGCAGACAGGCTCGTTGCGCAATCTGCGCAGTCGTTGTGCTACGGCCTTACGGCCTCGTAAGCGTTCCGAACGCATCATGTTTCCATCGAGCTGGGTAATCCCCGATGGCGGACGCTTCCCTTGGGGCACAAGCGAAACGGAGAGGTCGCCATCGGGGTTTGCAGCCTGCGCGCGCTCCAGAGCAGGCTGCGGTATTGGCGACGGCGCCCCTGAAGGAGGACAAGCCACCACGCCGCCACCAATTCTCATTAGGCTCTGACGCCAGTCACCACCGCGAAGGCCGCGGGATATTCGATCGCGACGTCGGCCCTGACGTGGCAATAGAAGCCGATCTGACCCGTGCCGGCGTGAAGCTCCTTCGCCAGCATGATCGACGGGCGCTCACGCATGACGAACTTCAGCTTCGAGAAGTCGCCGAGATACAATTCCGTACAGTCCGAGCTGGTACCGACCGTCAAGTTGACCGGAATCTGCGACGAAGAAATGAACGGAACCTCGTCCAGAATCATCGGTTGAATACGCGGCTGGTTCGTGCTGTCCAGCAATCCGGCGAGCGTCAGCAGCGACCTTGGCGCCATGATCGAAGCATTCGGCATCGGCGCATTTGCCTCCAGCAGCTTCTGGATTGCACTGATGAAGTTGGAGTAAGCCGTGGTGGCGAGCGACGCGCCGTTAGCGCCGTTCGTTACCGACTGGATTCCCGACGTATTGAGGATGCCCCGCGGCTCCGGCACGCTACCCGATCCACGCAGACCAACGCGGTCCAGCTCGACGGCAAACGCCTGGCCGATCGCGATCTGAAGCGCGGATTCCAAATTCGTGCCATCAGCGAGAAGTTCGCGGCTGAGTTTGAAGAAAAACGCGAGCGAACGCGGCGTAGCCGGCACGTTGCGGAAGACGGGATCGGATTCACTCACCGACCCAGCCTCAGAACGCCATGCAGCGGTTGGAATGGAGGAAATCGCCGCGGTGTTGTAGGACTTGGCGCCGCTCTGCGACACGTCGACCAAGCCAGCGCCAGCCTGAAGCAACGAGCTATTGGGAACGAGTGCCTGCAAGATCCCCGGCATCAACACGGTCGGCACGGTGTAGCCGCCCGCGCTATCAGTGCCCTCGGAAAGGGCGTTACGAACGCCGGGCGTCATTTTCCCGCCCGCAACACCGCGAAGGAAGTCGCCCATGCTGACCGGCTCCTCGTTCCGGGCGTGGGTGCTATAAATCGCCTTGAAATTGGATTTCTTACTCATGACGGGCACGCGGCCGGCCTCGGTTTCCCAATACTCGGCGTCGGCGCCGATCGCGGCGGACGGCTTAAGCATGTCCGCAACAGCCTTCTCGTTGACGGCGTTGATGCGGTTCATGCGCGCGTCGATCTCTTCGACCTCTGCCATCAAGGCGTCGAGGTTCGGCTGATCGACAGCGGCGGAGAAGTTCTTCTTGGCAGCGAGCGCTTTCGCTTCTTCGGTCTTCGCAGCGCGCTGTTCACGGAGTAGCTGGATGGACGACATTTCACGATTTCCTTTGAGGTACGGCTTCAGGTCATCCTGTTCAGCCGGTTCGTTTGCCAAGGCGGCCCAGCCGCCAGCGACGAACTTTTTCGCTGCGCTGCGTGGCAAACCGAGTTGTTGATGAAGCGCACGCTCGATTTCGGCTCGCGTTTCAAAGCGAGTTGGAGCGTTTTCGTGGTTGTTTTGGATGCTCATGATCGAATCTTCCGGCAAAGCGTTACGGGCATCCCGGAGGGGATGCGGCGATCTCGCTTCGTTGCCCACGTCGCGCGGGTCTCGGAAGTTCGTCTGTGCGGAGTCGTTCTCGACGTTGCGCCGATGAACACTCTTCGCGGACGGTCGATAGATATCAACGCTTCCATGATTTGGCTACGCCCGCGGTAGCGCATTGTTGGGGATAGTGTGGAGGGCCTTGATCGCCTCGAACTCGCCAGGACACTCCTCCGCAAAGGCCGCCAACACGGTGAGCAACCCGTCGATCGTCGCCCGGATGCCGATTGTCTCCACGGCGAGGACGAGACTAGCATTGAGCAGCTTTGCTGAAAGCTGGTCCTTCGGCGCCTCCGTCCGGTAGGCGTGGAATGCGGAAAGCAAGAGCTCTGAAGAGTCAGACATTTGAAAACCTCTGTTTGGATAGTTGATAGAAACCCCCTCACAGTCCTCACACCGCTCACAGTCCTCAATCCTCATCTGAGCACCAAGTGTTAGAGCCGTTAGCGGTGTTAGTGGGGGTGTAGCGGCCATAGCCCTGCTTCTGGATCTCTCCGGCGGTTACCATCTGGCCAAGCAAGAACCGGACGTTGCCGTCCTTCATGCCGGTGGCCGCAGCGATCTCCTTTGGCCCTAGCGGTGTTGTCGTATTGCGAAGCGCGTCTAGGATCGCCCTACGCTGGTCCGACTTGTTCACTTCGGCGGCGTCGCCGAGCACGGTCCAGCTCCCGGCGTTGAACAGCACCGCAGTCTCCCGCTCCTCAATATCCCGCCCGCGGACATAGAGCGTCCGACCACTCGAGCCCTGATCCAAAACGATGGTGGTGTCGGCACATGCAGAGAGGCCATTCGATCCCGAAAGCGCCTCAAGCGGATCATCGGCGCCGCCCTTCTTAGTGTGGTGGAGACCGAGCACAGCTACGCCGTGCCGAGTGGCCCACTCCTGGAGCGGCGCCCAGATGCTGTAGTCGGATTCGTAGGCATTCTGGTTCTTGTTGCCGGAAGGCTTGATCCGCTGAAGGACGTCAATGATGACCAGTCGCGGGTCGGCCACCGAAACTCGCCAACGATCAAGGCGACCAAGAAAGCCGTCATTGAGGAGCGGAGCTTCCGTTACCCACTCAAGGCGGGACATGTCGGGCAGTTCACGATCGTGGGGAAACAGAGCTCGTATCCGCGACTGAATTCGGCGCGGCCCGTTCTCAAGATCAATGTAAAGGACGTCGCCTTGGGTGCAGTCGATCGAGCCCATGGCAACGCCGCCGGTTGCTACGGCGACTGCGCAATCGATGGCCCACCACGTCTTACCTAGCTTCATTCGGCCGGCAAAAGCCGTGAAGCCAGCATAGACGTATCCCGGCATGATTGCCTTTAACGGCGGGAATGTCGCCACCATAAGGTCGTTGGTATTGGTACGCTTGAAGCCCGGACCAAAGCGGTCCTGCACGACCGTTAGGTTATCCAATTCTTCGTTGCTGAGTTCGGTAACGCGAATGTTCATGCGACACCTGCGCAGGCTTCGAACATGGCGCCGGCCATCACCCCTTGAATGTTGTCGGCGCCGTACTCGGCATAAAGCTGGTTGTAGATCGCAGCCGTGTGCAGATGGTCGGCGGCGGCAGCTCGGTCGACAAGTCCAAGACGGACTAGACTCGACAGGCGCGCAGCCTCGTCAATGAAAGCGTAGAATCTCGCGTTCGCGATGTTCAGACAGATCTCAGCCTGCAGGGTCGACCATTGCGAAGGGTCGACCATGCGCAACTGTTCAGCGATGTCGCTTTCTAGATTCAAATTCATTGGCTGCCCTCCCCATAGATTAGGGGCGCAAGCAATGCAGCCGCAGCACCGCTGATTGCGCAGCGTCGCGTCAGGAGTGAAACTTGAAGGCGTCGGGCAATTTTGCTAGGTTGCGAACTGTCCAAAGCGCCAGCAAGGACCAATTCGCAAGCCCGGCCGTCACCAGCGGCCGGGTTTTGCATCTCTCGATCAAGCAAGGTGCAGCACCTCGCGAATGACTTTGTAGCGCCGGAACGTCACCCTAGGCTTAGGCTCCGGTACCCCGCCCTGAGCGATTGCCGCAGCGAAATAGTAGCTTGGGAACGGCCCGGCAACGGCGGCGCCGCAGACGACCTCAAATTGGCCGTCGTCGGTCTGATAGATCTCGGACGGATGACGCATTTAGGCGACCGCCTCCGGATCGAGACCCAGCATCTTCCGCAGCGCAGCCGTGGGCACGACGACACGGCCACCGATCTTAATGCTTGGAAGCGATCCGTCCCTCGCCGCCGCATATGAGGCATTCTTAGCTAGATTGAAGCAAAGCCGTCCCACATCCGGAACGGACGCGGTCGGCTTCGAAAGAAGCTCTTTAAGTTCAGGTGACATGGGGTGTAACGTCCTCTGTAGTGATTTCACTACAAATAACGTTCCCGCCCCCATTGTCAACGTTGTTTTGTAGTGATAGTCATACACCGGTTGTGACAAAGAGGTAAGACCGGTGGCAAAGAAGGCAACATCAAAGAAAAAAACTGGGGAGAGCGGGACTGGCGCTCGTCCGGTTTTGCAATTTCGCGTGCACGAAGAGATCTATGAAGAGCTGAAAAGATCGGCCGCCCAGCACAAATTTTCGATTTCAGAGGAAGCAGCCAGTCGCCTTTCAAGCACGCTCAAGTTTGGCGGCCTCGCGCCACACGTCCCGCTCTTCCCCAACGTCGAAAGACTGGCAACTCTCGCTGCTTCAGCGTTTTGGCACGCCGGCCAGCGAGCGAGCGGATTCGAGGACTACCAGTCTAGCGAATTTATGAATGATCCCAAATGTTACCGAGCAGGCGTCGCTGCCGCGGTTCAAGCCCTGCTCATGGGGATGCCGTCCGGACCAACCCCCGAAAATAGAAGACTGTTGCTTGACGACCTCCGCCAACTGCTCTTGCCTGAGGAGACTGCAGCATGAAGGGCCATATTCGCGAACGCTCGCCAGGCCACTGGGCAATCATCATCGATCAGCACGATCCGGCCACGGGTAAGCGCAAACGCAAATGGCATAGCTTCAAGGGGACCAAACGCGGAGCTCAGGTCGAGTGTGCTCGACTGATCGCCGCCATAAACGGGGGCACGTACTTGGCTCCCGACAAGACCACCGTGCGGGAATTCCTGACGGCCTGGATCGACCACGTCAAATCGCAAGTCTCTCCCAAGACCCATGAGCGCTATGACGAGATCGTCAAAAAGAACATTATCCCGCTCATCGGCGGGTCGGTGCTGATTAGGCTCAAGCCTCAGGACATCAGCGCCATGTACGCCAAGGCGCTCGAGAGCGGCAGGCGCGACGGTAAGGGCGGACTCTCGCCGCGCACCGTGCACCACATGCACCGCGTCTTGAAGCAGGCTTTGGGTCAAGCACTCAAATGGCAGGTTATCCAGCGCAATCCGGCCGATGCCGTCGACCCGCCGAAGGTCGAGAAAACCGCAATGGAAACCTATGACATGGCCCAAACGGCCGCGCTAATCGAAGCTATGCGCCCAACCCGGATGCATGTCCCTACCCTTCTGGCTGTCCTGTGCGGCTTGCGACGCGGGGAGATCGCGGCCCTTCGCTGGAGAAGCGTCGACCTAACGGCTGGTCAAATTGCCGTTGCCGAGTCCGCCGAGCAGTTGAACAGTACCGTTCGGCTCAAGCCGCCCAAATCCGGCCGCGCGCGTACAGTGGCCCTTTCCGCGACCCTGGTGGAGGAATTGCGCGCCTACCGGGCAACGCAAGCCCAGGACCTCCTAAAGCTTGGTGTACGGCTGTCCGACGAACATTTCGTCTGCGCCCATGCGGACGGCGCCATGATGCAGCCCACCTTCATCACCCACGAATGGGTGCGCTTGATCAAGGACGCCGGTTTGCCGGCATACCGGTTCCACGATCTGAGGCACGCCCACGCGACTCACCTACTGCAGTCAGGCGTCCATCCGAAGATCGCCAGCGAGCGGCTCGGACATAGTAAGGTTTCGATCACGCTGGATCTTTACAGCCACGTCCTGCCGGGCATGCAAGAGGACGCCGCGGCCCGCGTCGACGCGGCGCTGCAGGCCGCAAGAGCAAAAAAACAAGATCGGTAG